GAGCAAAACTAGGTATGTACGCTCTAGGTAATCCAAGAATTTCATTTTCATATTTTTTGTTTGTAGCAATTCTATTAGTTTCTATTCCTCTAATAGTATTTTCGTAATTTAAATCTAATGTAGCAAAAGCATTTCCTGCTTCTCTTTTTATTTGACCAACTAATCTTGATATTAAATTTCCACCTACTCCTTTTTCAGAAAGTTTAAGCATAGCCATTCCTTCAACTTCTTTTGCTTTATTAGCTACTTGTAATTTTTTACTGGAAAATTGTTGTTTTTTAACTTCTTTATCTCTAATTAAACTGTTATCGTCCCAAATTGCGGAGTTACGTAAACTTTCAGCTTTTTTTGCAGAGTTAGCATTAATTGCTTTTGCTTGTGATTTATCACTTGAATATTGACTAACAGCTTGTCCAACTTGCATTACTGCATATGCTTCTGGTGTACACATGTTTATTATCTTTCTCCTTTAAAAAATCCGTAAAATTTTACGTTGTTAAATATTTTTTCATTAATAATTTCAAACCCACACCATTTGATAAATCTCAAGTGTAAGTCGTTTCTGCTATCTATATAATTAAAAAGCATTTTGTATTTTTGTTCCATTTCATAAACTCTTTGACGACAATTTTTAATTAATGGAATTTTAATTTTAGAAATTAACGGTGTTGCTAACATAAATGGAGAGCCAATATCTTTATGATCGCTTTCAACAATTCCGTAAACAAAAGCAACTTTATTATCTACTAAAACTGTTTTACACGTATCTGCCATCAGCCAACCTTGAACAATAACTTTTTTAAAATCTTGTTTCCCAGTTTTTGCTATTACTTCTTCTTTATCTGCGTCTCTTATGTTTTCACTAAGTTCGTTTATGTGTTTTTGTGTAGTTTTAATTTCTGCAATTTCCATATTAAGTAAGTATTCTTTCTGTAAGAACTGAAAACACACCTTCCCATTCTGCTGAAATTAAATTACTAGGCAAATAACTATCGTTGTTAATCTCTATATCTACGTCAGTGTTTCTACATTGAATTGGAAATTTAAATTCTCCGCTTTCTAAAACAGGATTTCCTAAAATAAAATTACTTGATCCTAATATTTGACCAGTAAATTTATACACAGATGTTGATCTAGCTTTAGGATATAATGTAATTGTAAAATACCCAGTGTCTCCATACACAACTGCCATTCTTTTTAATTGTAATCGACCAGTGTTTATTGCTGTTGTGTTTCCTGAAGATTTTTGTTCTCTTACATATATTTTAGAAAATCTATATTTAAGATTATATGTGTTTCCTATATATACGTCATTTGCTGTATAATCTCCTGACACCACAACTGTTGTTGATGTAGTACTTAAAATATTAATATTTCGACCACGCTGTTGGCTTGCCCAATCTCCTGATAAGACTACTCCTTTAGTGTTAGTATCAGGATACGGCAAAGTCCAAGTTGTTTGATTGTTAACAGCATTGTAAGTTCCTGAAAGTTTAACTCTTCTATCTAATAAAACTGTAAAATTTAAATTAGTATCTGTTTCACTAGATTTTAAATTTAAAGTTTCTAAGTAAGTTCCGTCACCTCTTTTAATTATAAAATAAAATTTATTTTCAATAGATCCTCCACCTAAAAACACGCAGTCTGAAGGAAAAATCCATTTTGACCAAGAACGTTGTAAAGGTTTGGATTGAGTGTCAAAATAATATTGGTAAACATAAATTTCATTTCTAACTGTATCACTAAAACATAAAATTGTATTTTCTGAAGAAGACGCTTGAAGATCAATAAAAGATCCTTTTATATATTTAGGAATATTAATAGTAATATCTAACGCTTCTTTTTGGTCAGTATCTTTAGAAACAAAGTATTCTCTTAATCCTGCATACGTTCCTCGTTTAAAACCAAAATAAACATTTTGACCAACACCAATTGGTCTTGTTTTAGTGTCAATTTCGTATTCAGTAGTTTGGTTAATAGAAACTGTTTTAGCGGACAACACTTCTTCAGGTCTTAATAAAAATTGTGTTTGATCTGAAAACAATAGTAATTCTTCGTTAAAAGGAACTGCGTATTTTAATAAACTAACTTTGTTATGACTAACTGCAACGTCAACCACGTCATCGTCTAATAATGTTGTTACTGTTTCTGGATAAAAAGTAAAAAATTCACTAGCTTTACTAAACACTACGTTTTCATCTGATAAAATACCTAATCTATTTCTATAAAAGAAAATATCGTTAATTTTTTTATCTACAAAAGTTGGATCTGGAGCAGTAACGTCGTCACCTACTTTTCTTGGTTGCCATTTAGGCACTTCATAAGTAGTTGCCCCTAACGTATAACTACTTCCGTCAGCAGGACTAAATCTAAAATTACCGTCAGCAGTTCTTATAAGAACGTGAGGCATAGTAGACGTATCTAAATTATTTTTTAATCCTTTTTTAGCTGTTTCAACCCAAGCTGTGCCGTCCCAATAAACATAATAATTATCGTATTCAGTTCCACGATCTCCTATAATTTCAATGTGAAAATCTTGGTATCCTTTGTACGGTAATTCTTCATAGTTAGATGTTTTATCTTTTAATACTACTGCCCCGTCTCCTCCAAGACCATCATTTCCTGTTATAGTAAAATCAGTTGTTGCATGAGATAAATAAATAATACTTCCGTCTCTAACTATTGTGTATCCACTTAAATTTGCAACTAAATCATTGTAAAGTTCAGTAGCAATATTTGTTGTAGTAATACTACTTGCATTTGCACTTGCTGAATTATCTAACGTTGTGTAATCAGCTACTACTGATCCGTTTATTTTAATTTCGTATAAAGTTTTATATTGACCGTTTTTAACATAAATAATAGCTTCGTAAGGTCTGGTTGCGCTAACAGTATTATCTTTTAAAACTGTTTTACTTTTATTAACAACAAAAGTGTAATCTGCTACTGTAACTAAATTAAAATCATTAATAGGATTTGAAGAAGTTAAATAAGAAGAAGCTCCACTTGCAAACACAACTGATTTTGAAACTCCATTAATTGTAAAAACTTCTAATGCTCCATTGTTAATTATACAAATATATTGTTCGTTAATATCTCTATTAATTAAATGTATTTTAGAATTTTCAAAAGTATTAGAGTTTAATTTAGCAACATGTTGAGTAGGATTTCTTTTTGTTAATCCAAAAACAATATCACTACTTCCGTTTTCTTGAATACTGCTTTGATTTGCTAAACGTATTGTATCTGGTTGTTGAGATACACCGTTAAGTAAATTAGTAATACTATTTGATATAAATCTTGCCATGCCATCTATGAATTTCGAGTTTTATTTGGTTGATAATTAAGTCGATCTAAAGTTCTATAAGTGTCGTAGTTATCAAATATGTTATGCTCACCTATATCTCCTTCAGCTTCTTTAAGAGCCATGTAAGCTACGAATTCATCTTCTTTGTGAAATCCATGTAAAACATTACTACCCAACATTCTATCTTGAAAAATTCTTGCAGATCGAATGGTAATGTATCTACGTGCCACTTCAGGCATTTCTTCAAAATCTAAATAAAAAATAACATCACAATAAATATCGTCAGTAATTGTAAATGTATTATTTTTTCTATCGTATAATTTTCTATTTCTTTCTACTAAATTATAAGTTTTGTATAATGAAGTAGTATCTAATCTTAATATGTTTGTAGCTAATGAAATTTCGTTGTTGGTGTTAGGACTAAATTTGTAATTTAAATCTGTATTAAAATACCAACCTTGTTGTTGTACTTCCCTAGACACATTGTCTAAAACTTGAAGAGCAATAGAAACATCAGTTGTAGTTGCGTTAGTGATTGTGTTAACTGGTGTTTCTCCAATCGCCGTAAGCATACTATTAATTGCTTCTAATTTAGTTGTTGTTGCTAGTGCCATAATTCCTTTGTTTGTGTATGTGTGTGATTAATGTGCCAGAGGGGACTAGTAAAAATCCCCTCTGACTAGTAAATAAAACGTAAATTACGCTGTTTTTACTTCAATTGCTGATATTGGGTTAAGAATACCATGACCCATCGCATATTTTGCGACCATCAAAGTTCCTTGGCGTCTAATATCAAATTCTGCCTGCACGGATAAGTCCATTAATTTGACCGTTCCGACTGCAGATTTATGCCAACCTACGGCAACAGTATTCGTGTAGTCTCCTCCAAGAGTACCGTCAGAACCGTCTAATACACCTGAAGTGATGTTTAAACCGTTTGGTAAGTTGTTAGTTTTGATGACGTTGATACCTGCTACTTTTAGCACTGTACCTTCTGCGTATACACCATTTCCACCCCAATCTCTGTTTATAACGTTCGTAGTTTGAACGAGATTGTAGTAGGCTTCTGGAGTTACTGCAACGTATCTGTCATTTTCAGGTACGTCTTTTTCGTCCATGTAACGAGCAATCTTAAAGATTGACTCAGCCGCCGAAGCTCCGTTTGACACAAAGTCAGCGTCAGTAACTTGTTGACCTGCTACTTGTGGCGAAGCCGCACCTGCTCTACTTGCATTAACAAGAGTTTGATAAATGTGTTTATCAAAAGTGTTTGCAAGAACAGCACCTTGCTCTTTAGCGTATTGCGACCTTACATCATAATGTGACATAAGTTCGTCCAGTTCAGACACAAAAAGAGGAGCAATTAATAATCCTTGGATATTGATAACTCTCTCGTTGTGAGTGATTGAACCACCAGTAATTTCATTACCAGAGGTATGGTAGGACGCACTCGCTTTTCCCATTCATTTAACCCAATATTTTCATATTGGAATGGACTATACCTTCAACCGTTCTGGTTGCACTCCGTCTAGTCTCTACACCTTACTATTTCTAGTCTTGGCTCGGTATTGCCATTTTAAAGGTTTCACCGAATTTGAAGTGTTTTCAGTTAAATATTCCTATCTAACTACGCAATTAATTTACGGGGAATTGCGCTGATTTCCCAGAGGAAATCGTCCTAACCATGTGTTTGTCAATGGTCGAGTTAGCAGTCTCAAACGCAGTGATGACCTCACCGCCGTATACTTTGAGAAACAGGGCTTTTGTATCGCCTGCACCCGCTATCTGACCAATGTTTGATACTACGGCATTTGACATAGTTATCTCCTTTTTGGTTAGTTAGTGAAGTATTAGGCAATAATGTAATTATCAGAATTATCCCTCCTCAGAGGGGTTAAGTTTTCCAATTACTGCATTCAAAGGTAACTTCTTTCCCTTATGAATTTCTATATAATACCAGAGGATCTACTTATTTTATCTGCAACCATTTTTCTAAAAGCAGGATCTTGACTGTATTTAGGGTCTCTCATATCTGCTTTCATTTGTGCTAGACTTTCGTATCTACCACCTTGTTGCGTTTGTGCCGTTTGTCCTAAAGACACGTTCGGCTCTCTGGTTTCTGCTGAATAACGTGCATACATATTTTTAATTGTAAATAATGCAGTTTTATCGTCAGCACTTACACCTTTATTAAATATTTCTACTTCTTCAGGTGCTAAATTTTGATTTATCCAAGATTGCATTTGTTTGTAATTATCTTCACCTTGGGTAACGTTATATGCTTGTTGTTCAAATTGTTGAGCCATCGCTGACAAACCATTTACATAAGTATCAAT